GAGCGCGCGGGCGAGGTGGCCGCGAGCGCGCGGGCGAGCCTTCGCCCCAGCCGAGGAGCGCGACGGCGCGCTCCCAGTGCGCGCCGTACGGATAGTGCGGCTGGGCCCCGCGCACAGCCGCGATCGTGCGGCGCCACCCCTGCCGGTGCGGCGCCTGCTCCTGGGCGGTGCCGAAGAGAGCGTGACGGCAACCTCGCTGTCCGGCGCGGCGGGGGTGCGCGTGCGGGCCGCGAGCGCGGCTGACCGCGCGGGCGCGGTGCGGCACCGGCGCACGGTCCACCTCGGCACAGCGAGGGCTGGCGAGCGCGCGGGCCGCGCGGTTCAGCACCGCACCGCCCGCCTCGGCCCCGGGCGCGAGGGCGTACGGGCGGGCGCCGTACGGCAGCCCTTCCAGCGCCGCATGGTCCGCACGGCCACCGTCACCGACCGGGCCTCGACCGTGGCTCCGGCTCGGCAGCGCCCGGCCGACCGGCTCACCTCGACCACCACCGGACCCGTGCTCGGCCCGACCGCGTACGGGCCCGTGCTCCGTACGGGCACCGCAGGCCCGGTGCTCACCGCCACGACCACCGAGGGAGGTGGGTGATGCCCGAAGTCGGCGACCTGGTGACGGCGACCTTGACCGTCAGCCCGCACGACGCCACCACGGCGGCAGCTCTCCGCGTCGAGCAGCCGGACGGGACCACGCTCCTGCCCGTCGTCTCGCCCGGCGAGGGCGGCGTCTTCACGGCCCCGGTCGAGTACACGCTCGCCGGGGTGTGGCTGCTGCACTGGACCGTGACCGGCACCGGCGCCTCCGTGGAGACCGAGGAAATCGGTGTCGCCCCGGCGAGCACCACGGTGCCGGACGGGCGGGCGTACGCGACGACCACGCAACTCGCCACGTACCTCCGGGACGCGCCCCCGCCGGGCGCCGTGCGGCTCCTCGCGGACGCCTCCCGGATGCTCGACGCCCGGGTCCTCGCGTACTGCCGGTACGACGTCACCCCCGCCGGGCTCCCCGCGGACCCGGTCGTCGCGGAGGCGATCGGCCGCGCGGTCTGCGCGCAGGTCGCGTGGTGGGGCGAGGTCGGCGACTCGACGGGCGCGGCCGGCGTCGGGTGGGGCTCGGTCGCGATCGGCTCCGTGAACCTGGGGCGCTCGGTGACGAGCGTGTCCGGGGACGACTCCGCAGCCCGCCAGCTCGCGCCCCAAGTCGCCGACGAGCTGCGTGCACCGCAGCTTGCCGGGCGCTTCTGGCTGGGGGCGGTGAGCACCTGGTGAGCAGCATCCCGGGCTGGCTGCTCCGTCACCGGATCGTCGTGGAGCCGTACCTCGGGGACTCCAGCACGGGCCCGCTCTACGGCCCGGCCCGGGAGCTGCGGTGCTTCCTCGACGAGCAGACCCGCACCGTGCGCTCCCCGGGCGGCGAGGACGTGGCGAGCAGCTCGACGGCGTACGCCGCGCCGGGCGCGCTCGTGCCGCCGCTGTCCCGCGCGACGCTCCCCGGCGGGCGGGTCACCACGGTGATCCAGACCGCGCGGCGGGACGGCGGCGGCCTCGCGACGCCTGACCACCTGGAGATCCAGCTTGAGTAGGAGGTGGCCGTCATGCCTCAGGGCTTCCGGCTCCGCTTCAACGGTCGCGCTGTTGAGGGCGAGATCCGCGCGGCAGCGGCGCGCGGCCTGCTTCTGGGCGCCGAGTACGTCCTGGGAGAGGCCCAGGCGGTTGTGCCGATCGACGAGGCGGCGCTGGCCCGCTCGGGCACGGCTTCTGTGGACGAGAGCACGCTGACGGCGGCGGTCTCGTACGACACCCCGTACGCCGTCGCCCAGCATGAGCGCCTCGACTTCCGGCACGCGCCCGGGCGTACGGCGAAGTACCTGGAGCGGCCCCTCAACGCGGCCCGCTCCGAGGTCGCCGCGCTGATCGCCACGCAGATCCAGAGGGCCCTGCGGTGAGCGCCCCGCCGGTCGGCTACACCACCACGCTCCTCGTCGGCCTGGCCGAGCTGCTCGCGGCGGAGGGCGTCGGCGTCTACGACCCGGCCGCCGTCATCGGCCCCGGCGAGACCGGGATCTTCCGGGGCGCGATGCCCCCGGACCCCGACCGGGCGGTCGCGCTGACCGCGTACCCGGTCGAGGACGGCGGCGGCCTGGACGCGATCACCGGGGTGCAGGCGCGGATGCGCGCGGGCCGGGACCCGGGCGCGGTCGACGACCTCGCCGACGCCGTCTTCACCGCGCTGCACATGCGCGAGCACTTCCCCCTCGGCCCCGTCCACGTAGCGCTCGCCTGGCGGCAGTCGCAGGCGTGGATCGGCTTGGACTCGCGGCAGCGCATGGAGCTGACCGCGAACTACTACCTCCGCACGACACGCGGCGGCCCTCACCAGCACGAATAGGGAGCAGCAGATGAGCACACCCGTAGAGACCCGGGTCACCGCCCTCGCCCGCCGGTGGCGGCTGGAGCTGGACCTCGGCACCGATACGACGCCGGACTGGCAGACCGTCATGGGCGTGACGGAATTTCAGCCCTCCGCCGAGCCGAATCTTGAGGACTCCAGCGACTATGACTCGGGCGGCTGGGCGGGCAACACCAAGACGGGCCAGAGCTGGGAGCTGTCCGTCACGATCAACCGCAAGATCAACTCGACACAGAAGGCGTACCACCCGACCCACGAGGCTCTCCGGCGCGCGGCGTTCGAGTTCGACGAGGCGTCGTACGTGCACGTCCGCTACTACGACCGCAACGGGCTCCCCGAGGCGTACGAGGGCCGCGCGCTCGTCGAGTGGGCGCCGTCCGGTGGCGAGACCACCGACCTCGACCAGGTGGAGATCACGCTCACCGGCGACGGCCCGCTGCTCCTCATCGACAACCCGCTCGCCGAGGAGGAGGGCTGACATGGCTGTGGCCTTCGAGGCGCTCGACGACTTCCTCGACGACGCGCTGGAACTCCCAGTACGGGGCCGGGACGGAACGGTGCGCACGTACCGCATCCCGTCCCCGTCCGCCGAGGACGGCCTCCGGGTCGAGGCGATCACCCGGGCCGCCGCGCGAATGGTGCAGGACGGCGTCGAGCCCGACACCGAGAGCCTGACCGACGACGAGGAGCGCAGCCTCTACCGGATGATCCTCGGCGACGTACACGACGAACTCCTTGTCGCTACGGACTGGTCCCGCTTCAAGCACGCGGCCCTGACCGCCATGTTCTGGATCACCGCCGATCGCGAGACCGCCCAGAAGTACTGGGCCTCAGGCGGCGACCCTTCTCAACTGGCCCCGAACCGGGCGGCACGTCGCCAGGCCACACGCGCCTCCTCGGCGTCGGCTGCGGCGAGTACGACCCGGTCACGGGGCTCTACGAGTGGTACGAGGGCGGCGTCACCCCGCAGCGGCAAGGCCAAGGCCGCGCCCCGCAAGTAACCCTCGACGGCCTCCTGGAGCAGTGGGTCCTCCTGGAGGCGGACTTCCAGGAGACGTACGGGCTCGACCTCTCCGAGCCCGGCCTCCTCCGCGCCCGGTCCTGGCGCTGGCTCCGCGTCCGCATGTGGGGCCTCATGAGCGCCGAGTCGCGGATCGCACGGCACTTCCAACCGCCCGAACCCCGCCGAGGGGGTCCAACCGCCGGAGGTGACCGTGTCGCTCACCATCGGCGAACTCACCGGCCTCATCAGCCTCGACGACCGGGGCGTCGCGCCCGCCCTCCGCCGCACCGAGAACGCGATGCGCTCGACCGGGCGGCAGATGGCGGGCGACGCCGACGAGGCCGGGCAGCGCGCGGGGCAGGCCCTCGGTGACGCCGTCACCGAAGGCGCGGACGGGCGGCTCCGCAACGCGCGGGGCCGGTTCGTCGCGGCCGGCCGCCGGATCGGTTCCGATGTGGGCGACGGCGCGGCGGACGGCGCCGAGGAGGGCGGCGACCGCGCGGCCGGGCGACTCTCGGGCGCGCTGTCCCGCGTGAAGGGGCTGGTGATCGGCGGGGCGATCGGGGCCGCGCTGGTGACCGGGCTCTCGGAGTCCATGGAGCAGGGGCAGATCGCCGGTCGTATGGGCGCGCAGCTTGGTACGACTCCGGCGGTGGCGCAGCAGTACGGGCGGATCGCCGGGCAGCTCTACGCGAAGGGCGTCACCGAGGACTTCCAGACGGCGGCGGACGCGATCTCGGCGACGATGCGCGCGGGCATCGCTCCCCCCGGCGCGACGAACGCGCAGCTCGAATCGATCGCTACGAAGGTCGCCGACCTCGCGCAGACCTTCGAGCTGGACCTTGGGCAGACCGCGAACGCGGTCGGGCAGATGATCAAGACCGGTCTCGCGAAGAACGGGACCGAGGCCCTCGACGCGCTGACCGCCGGGCTCCAGAAGATGGGCCCGCGCGCGGACGACATCGCCGACACCTTCAACGAGTACAGCACCATCTTCCGGGCGATGGGACTGTCCGCCTCGCAGGCCACCGGGCTACTCAGCCAGGGCATGAAGGCCGGCGCCCGGGACACCGACGTCGTCGCCGACGCGATCAAGGAATTCCAGATCCGGGCCACGGACGGCTCGACGACGTCGGCTGCCGGGTTCAAGGCGCTCGGCCTCTCCGCGAAGGACATGACGGCCCAGATCGCTAAGGGCGGCAAGGGCGCGTCGGATGGCCTCCAGACCGTCCTCGACAAGCTCCGCAACATGAAGGACCCCGTCGACCGTAACGCGGCGGCGGTCGCCCTCTTCGGGACCAAGGCCGAGGACATGGGGAAGGCGCTCTTCGAGCTGGACCCGTCCAAGGCCGTGTCCGATCTCGGGCAGGTCGGGGGCGCGGCGGACCGGATGGGCAACACCCTGCGGGACAACGCTGGTGCGCAGCTCACGGCGTTCCAGCGGGGGTTGAAGCAGAAGCTCGTCGACGTCCTGGGCGGCGAGGTGATCCCGGCTTTCACCCGGGCGTACGGCTTCATCCAGAAGCACAGCACCGTCTTCAAAGTCGTCGCGGGCGTAGTGACGGCCGTGCTCGTGCCGGCGCTCGTGCTCATGGGCGTGACGGCGACGGTGTCCGGTGCGCGTACGGCTGCGGGCTGGGTGCGGTCCGGGGCATCGGCGACACGGAGCGCGGCGGTCCAGGTCGCGGCAGCGGCGCGTACGACGGTGGCGTGGCTCGGGATGGCCGCGCAGGGTACAGCGGCGTTCGTACGGATGGCGGCTGCGGCCGTGGCGAACGCGGCGCGTACGGCGGCGGTGTGGGCGGCCTCGGCGGCGCGGATGACGGCGACGTGGCTGGTCTCGATCTTGAGAGTGGCCGCTACGACGGTCGCGCAATTCGTGCTCATGGCCGCGCGCGCGGTCGCGTGGGCGGCGGTGATGGCCGCTCAGTGGCTGATCGCGATGGGCCCGGTGGGCTGGATCACGGCGGCGGTGATCGCGCTGGTGGTGCTGATCATCGCGAAGTGGGACACGATCAAGGCAGCGACGCTCGCGGCGTGGAACTGGATCTGGGCGAAGGTCCAGTGGGCCGCGAACGCGCTGGTCCAGATCTTCTTGAACTTCACGCTCCCGGGCTTGATCATCAAGCACTGGGACAGCATCAAGTCCGGTGCCGTAGCGGCGTGGAACGCGATTGTGGGCTGGCTCAAGGGCGTCCCCGGGATGATCTACAACGCGTTCCTCAACTTCACGCCCATCGGGCTGATGATCAAGCACTGGAACACGATCAAGACGAACACGATCAGCCGCGCGCAGGCGCTCGTGTCGTGGATGCGGGGCCTGCCGGGGCGGATCTCCGGGGCGCTCGGCAACATGGGCTCGCTCCTCGTCTCGAAGGGGCGCGCGGTCGTTCAGGGGCTGTGGAACGGCATCCAGTCGATGGGCGGCTGGTTGTCCGGCAAGCTCGTCTCCTTCGCGAAGAGCGCGATCCCGGGGCCGATCGCGAAGGCCCTCGGCATCCATTCCCCGTCCAGGCTGATGGCGTCCGCGATCGGTCGTCACATCCCCTCGGGAATCGCGATGGGTGCCGAGGACAACGTCGGCGTCCTCGACCGGACCATGCAGAACCTGGTGTCCACCCCGCGTCCGGGTGTGCCCGGGGTCAGCGCAGGTGGCGGCGTATCCGGACGGTCCGGATCGGCGTCCGGATCGGCCGTGCCCGCCCTCCAGATCCGCAGCGACGGCACCCGCATCGGGGACCTCTTGGTGGAGGTCCTCCGGCAGTCCGTGACCGTGCGCGGCGGCAACGTGCAGACCGTTCTCGGAAGGGGCTGACCTTGTTCCCCAACGACCCGCTCGGGCTCCGCATCGAGCTGAAGACCGGTACGGCGTGGACGGACATCACCGGCGACGTCTACACCCGGGACCCGATCACCCACACCCGGGGCCTGCGCAACGCGGGCACGAGCGCCGACCCGGCCTCGGTGCCGCTGACGATCAACAACAAGGGCGGGAAGTACAGCCCGCGCAACCCGGAGTCGCCGTACTACGGGCTCATCGGCCGCAACACGCCCGTGCGCCTCACCGTGCCCGGCGCGCCCGTACACCTCGCAGCGGACGGCACCCCGGACGCCCAGCTCTCCACCCCGTACACCGCCGACCTCACGACGGACACCCTCGACGTGCGGGTCGACATGGAACCGCAGAGCTGGGACGCGACCACCTCGCAGCAGCACATCGTCTCGATGTGGGACGACTCCGACCCTGCTCTGAGGGGGTGGGAGATCTACCTCTACGCGGGCTACCTGTATCTCGTGTGGACCGCAGTGGACGGCGCCGTGTGGAACTACGGGGCCATCCCACCGGCAGCGATGCCACGGCGCGCCGTACTGCGCGTCACAGCCGACGTGACCGTGGACGGGCTGACCCACGTCCGCATGTTCTGGGCTCCGTCGATGGACGGGCCGTGGACGCGGTTTGGTCGTGATGCAGCCTTCTCCTTCCCCACTCCCTTCCGCCCCACGGTCGTCCCGCTCGTGGTCTCCCGCCGTGGCCTCACCGGCGCCGTCTACCGGGCGCAGGTCCGCTCTTCCGAGGACGCGATCCTCGCGGACCTCGACCTCACGGCGGCACAGCCGGGCGCGACCTCGCTCACCGACGAGACCGGGCGCACCTGGACCGCCTCAACGGCGACCGCCGTAACGGACCGGTGGCCGCGGTTCGTGGGAGAGGTCTCTTCGTGGCCGCAGCGGTGGACCCCCGGCGAGCACGACGTGTGGACGAGCGTGGAGGCGGCCGGGGTGCTGCGGCGGTACGGGCAGGGCGTGAAAGCGCTCGACTCCCCGTTGCGGCGCCGTATCCCGTCCGGGAGCCCGGTCGCGTACTGGCCGATGGAGGACGGGCGCGAAGCCACGCAGGCATACAGCCCGATCCCGCGCGTGCAGCCGCTCATCCTGGCTGGCGCGTCGATGGCGGCCGACGACACCCTCGCCGGATCGCTACCGGTGCCCGTCTTCTCCGGCATCGCGTCCTTCGGGCAGCAGGTCCCGCGCGGCGCGGACGGCGCCTGGATGGTCAGCTACGTCTACCGCATGGATGCCCCGCCTCCGGGGAAGTTCCGGGCGCTGGACGTACAGACCACGGGCGTGGCCCGGCGGCTCACCTTGGACGTCGCGTCCGACCGGTACTGGTTCACCGGGTATGGCGCGCAGGGGCAGCAGCTCTTCCAGCTCTACTACACGATCCGCAACGGCGACTTCTTCCAGACCTGGAACCGCCTGGAGATCACCGCCCGGCTCCGGGGGGCGCAGACGGAGTACCACCACGGGTGGATTCCCGTGGAAAACGCGGTCGGCACCGGCAACGAGGCGTACATCACCGGCGCCCCGGGACACGTCACCAGCGTTGCCATGAGCGGAAACGTCGGCGACACCGGCGGCGGAGGGATCAGCCTCGGGCACCTCGCCGTGCTGCCCTCTGCTGACACCAGCCTCTACGACCGTGCCGACAGCGCGTACGCGGGCGAGAGCGTACGCACCCGCATGACGCGCCTCGCCCTCGAGGAGGGCGTGCCGCTGTCCTTCGAGCGCGGCTTCGGCACGCCGCAGATGGGCGGTCAGACCGCCGACACGCTCCTCACGCTGCTCCAGAGCGGCGCCGAGACGGACGGCGGTCGGCTGACGGAGGACCCGGCCCGGATCGGGCTGCGGTACCGGGAGCGCGCGACCCTGTACACGCAGGAGCCTGCGCTGGTCCTCGACTACCAGGCGCCGGGGCTGGCGCCGCCGCTGGAGCCGGTGGACGACGACCAGGACGTCCGCAACGACATCACGGTGCAGCGCGCGGGCGGCAGCTCGGCGCGCGCAGTGCTGGACGCGGGCCCGCTCTCCGTCCAGGACCCGCCTGCGGGCATCGGCCGGTACGACGAGTCGGTCACGCTCTCGCTCTACCGCGACGATCAGCCCGCAGACCACGCGGCGTGGCGGCTGCACCTCGGGGCGTGGGACGGCGCCCGCTACCCGGCCGTCAAGGTGCTGCTCCACAAGGCGCCGCACCTGATTCCCGCCGTGCTGCGGTTACACGAGGGCGATCTGCTCCGGCTGGTGAACCTGCCGGGCTGGATCTCTCGCGAGCCCGTAGACCTCATCGTCGAGGGCTGGACGGAGACCCTGCTGCCGCGCCGGTGGGAAATCACCCTCGTGTGTTCGCCGGGCGGTCCGTGGATGACCGCGGTCGCCGACCACCCGGTGTACGGGAAGGCGGGCACGGACGGCTCTGAGCTGGCGTCCGCGCTGACGACCACGGCGACCACGGTCCGGGTCCGTACGACGGACGGGCCCACGTGGACGACCGACCCGGCGGAGACGCCGGTGGACATCGCGATCGGCGGCGAGACCATGCGCGTCACCGCGATCGGCGAACCGGTTTCCGGCGTGCAGACCTGCACCGTGGCCCGCTCCCTCAACGGCGTCGTGAAGAGCCACGCCGCCTCGTCTTCTGTGGCGCTCGCTCACCCGGCGATCGCTTCCCTCTGACCCGAAGGAGGTCCCGTGGCGGACCCTGTGATCTGGCAGCCCGGCATGGACATCACGGCCGGCCGTCTCGCGGCGATGGCGGCGGGCGAGATGATCGTGGTGACGCAGCTCGGCGCGGACTCGTCCGGCGCGTCCGATTCGGCGCCGGGCATCCAGGCCGCGCTGGACCAGGCGCGCGCGCAACGTGGCGGGTGGGTGCTGGTCCCGCCGGGCCTCTACATGATCGGCTCGACGCTGCGGATCTACTCGAACACCCGGCTGACCCTCATGGCGGGCGCGGAGTTCCGCCGGAACGTCGCCGACACGATGATCATCAACGGTGACGCCGACCAGAACAAGGGCGGCTACACCGGCGAGAGCCGCATCACGATCGAGGGCGGCCTGTGGAACATGCGCGGGACGACCGCGGGGCTCACGGGCGACGCCATGTGCATCTCGATCGGGCACGCCACGGACATCACGATCCGCGACCTGGAGGTCCGCGACGTCAGCGGGTACCACGCGATCGAGCTGAACAGCACGAGCCACGGCCTCGTCGAGAACTGCAAGTTCCGCGGCTACGTCGACAACTCGGCGGACCACTCCCGGTCCTTCTCGGAGGCCGTGCAGCTCGACCTCGCGAAGTCGGTGGGGGTCTTCGGCGGCTTCGGCCCGTACGACCACACCCCCTGCGAGGACATCCTCGTGATCGGCTGTCACTTCGGGGCCTCGGGCACGTTCGGCACGACGGCCTGGCCGCGTGGTGTGGGCTCGCACTCGGCGACGATTGGGCGCTGGCACCGTCGTATCCGCGTCTCGGATTGCAGCTTCGAGGGCCTCCTCCAGTTCGCCGTCTCCGCCTACAACTACGAGGACCTCACGGTCACCGGCAACACCTTCGTCTCCTGCGGTTCCGGCGTGCGGCTCCGCACCGTGATCCTGACGGACACCGAGGACACCAAGGACACTGCGGGCAACCAGACCGGCGCCTCGCAGAACATGCGGAACCTCGCCGTCGTCGGCAACTCGTTCCGTGGCGGCACCGGGTACGACAACGTGATCGTGGCGCTCGGCGAGACCTCGGGCACCGTGCTCAACGTCACGATCGTCGGTAACACGATCGACGGCTCGGGCGGTACGGAGTCCGCGATCCGTCTCCAGCGGGTGTCGCGCGCGGTCGTCAGCGACAACGTGATCGCGAACTCGTCGGGGACCGGGGTCAGCACGTCGTACCAGAACAACACCGTCATCTCGGGGAACGTCGTGTGGGGCGCGGGCGCGTACGGGATCACGATGGACAACAGCGACAACAGCCAGATCATCGGGAACAGCGTCCGGGACCCGCAGCAGTCGGGGATCTTCGTGAACGGGCCTGGCAGCGACATTCAGATCAGGGACAACTTCGTGGACGGGGCGAACCAGGCCGGGCTCACGTCCTCGGTCCCGGCGGCGATCCGGCTGTCCACGACGGCCCTGAACGCCGTCGCGATCACGGCGAACAAGTGCCGTGTCGGCGGGGCCGCGAAGCCAGCGCGAAACGGCCTGTACATCGCCAGCGGGCATACGGGCGTCCAGCGGTTCGGGAACGACATGCGCGGGACGTGGGCCACGGCCAACGGGATCGACGATCAGTCGACGTCGCCGCAGACGGTCGCCACGGACATCCAGTAGCCGTCGCACTGCTCTTCCACCACCGCCCCGCCAGCGTGCGGGGCTTCGTCATGTCTGGAGAAACGAATGGCCGCCCCCATGACCGCGACCCAGTTCCTCGCGGCGCTGAGAGCCGAGGGCCTGACCGTCGCGGTCCGCTCCGGCTGGTCCACGCACAACCGCGCCGGGCACGGCGCGTGGGGCCCCCTGAACGGCGTCATGATCCACCACACCGCCTCGGGCGACGGGCAGGGCATCGTGGACGTCTGCTCCGCCGGACGCTCCGACCTCCCCGGCCCGCTGTGCCACGGCGTCATCCACAAGGACGGCACCGTCACGCTCGTCGGCTGGGGCCGCGCGAACCACGCGGGCACCGGCGACTCCCGCGCGCTCGCCGCCGTCATCGCCGAGTCCTCCACCCACCCCAAGCCCGGCGCCGGGACGATCGACGGCAACGCCCGCTTCATCGGCTTCGAGTGCGTCAACCGCGGGGACGGCAAGGACCCGTGGCCCGAAGCGCAGCTCGACGCGATCGAGCGCGCCTCGGCCGCCGTGTGCCGCTTCTACGGGTGGGGCGAGCACTCCGTGATCGGCCACCTGGAGTGGACCAACCAGAAGATCGACCCCCGCGGCTTCTCGATGGGCTCGATGCGCACGCGGATCGCCGCGCGCCTCGCCGGGCCCGCCTCCGCGAAGCCCCCCAAGACCACCCCGAGCAAGGAGACGCCCGTGGCCGCGAAGAAGCCGCAGACCTACAAGGACGTGTGGGACACCGACGCCGCAACCGCCCCGTCGACGAGCACGACCGCGAAGACCAACCCCACCTGGGCTCCGATCAGCTTCCTCCGCGAGATCTACGACGGCATCGTCCGGCTGCGCGCCGATGTCGCCGCCCTCCGCGCCGACCTCAACAAGAAGGGCTGACGTGAGCCACCCGCCGATCCTGCGGTACTTCGAGTTCACCCACCTCCCCGAGCACCTCCAGGACGTCTCCATGCCGTTCTCCGAGCTGGCGCACAAGCTCTCCAACTTCCTGCCGGACGGGCCTGAGAAGAGCGTCGCCCTCCGCAAGTTGCTGGAGTCCAAGGACGCGGCCGTCCGCGCCGCCCTCGACAACACCCCTAAGGAGTCCTGACCATGACCACACCCCCGATCCACCTGCCCGACGCGCAGACCGTCGTGAAGACCGGCGCCGCCTACGCCCGCGACCTCGCCGAGCGCGTCGTCTCCACCGGCCTCCAGGCCGGGCTCGGCGCCGTCGTCGTCACGCGCCCCTTCGACCTGAGCATGTGGGAGGCGGCCGGGATCGCCGGGATCGCCGCGAGCCTCTCCCTCGTGAAGGGCCTCGCCGCCCGCCTGCGCGACGTGAAGAACTCGGCGTCGCTCTCCAAGGGCGTGTGATGCCGGGCCCGGAGAAGGCACACCCGCCCGCACCGGGCCAGCCCCACCACTGGCGGCGGCGCGCCTTCCTCGCGACCCTCGGCACCGGCTGGGCCGCGTACGGGGCGATCGGCGTGCTCGGCGACCCGTCGTACTCGCGCTCGCGCGGGCTCACCGCGATCACGGCGCACGTACCGATGTCGGTCCTCGGCTGGGTGTGGGTCGGGTGCGGGGCGCTCGCGCTCGTCGCCGCCGCCCGCCCGTGCTGGGCGAAGTTGCACGACCTAGGGTTCGCGGCGCTCGCGGCGCCGGCCGCGCTGTGGGGCGCCGCGTTCACCGTCGCCGCGGTCACCACGTACCGGCAGGCGGCCGGGTCCGCGTGCGGGTGGCTCGCCTTCGCGCTCGGCGTGGTCTGGGCGGCCGGGATGGACGACCCGCCCCCGGCGGAGAAGAGAGAGGAGGGCGGCACGTGGACATCGGCGCCGTAGCCGCCGCAGTCGTCGCGCTCGTCGTGGGCCTGCTCACCTGGAGCCAGTCCCGAGCGACCAACCGCCGGTCGGACTTCACCGCGATCACGGAGCGCCTGGACCGAGAGCTGCGCGACGAGCGCACGCAGCGCCGCGTCCTCACGAGCTACGTGATCGAGCTGTGGCGGTGGGGCGGGCGCGTCGGCCCGGACACCCCGGCCGGCCCGCCCCCGGACCCGCCCGCGGACCTCGACCTGACCCCTTGGCGCCAGTAGTTCGCCCCCGTACTCCCGCCTCGCGCGGGGGTACGGGGGCTCTTGTCCGTTTATGTGTCCATGGACAAGAGAAAGGCCAACCCGGCTTCCTCGTTCCGGCCGCACTCCGCGCGCTTGCCGTCATGCTGGCTACATGGACGAGAAGACCGAGTACGTGCAGACCTTCGTGCGCGAGGTCGAACTCCACGAGATCTACGCCCGCGCGGACCTCGGCCTCGCCTGGCGGCACGCCGGCGTCGACCCGCACACCTGGGTCGGGGTCACTGCGATCGGCGAGGTCTTCGTTCGCTCCCCGGACGGCCTGCCGGTCACGCTCCAGGGCCGCGAGAGGATTATCGAGGCCATCCGGTCGTGGGCCCGGGGCATCTGCCCCCAGTGCGGCGGCCGGTGGACGCAGGCGCACCCCTGCGGCGATCCCGCGTACCCACCGTACTTCGCCGACGACGTCGCCGAGATCATCTGCGCGGTCATCGACATCACCACGCAGTGCCTCTTGGCCAAGCCGCCCGGCCAGGCTCAGGAGCACATGCTCTACCTGCTCGGCATCTTCAACGCGCAGCACGCGGACCGCCTCCGCGCCGAGGCCCGCACCGCCGGCCTGGCCCTCGAACTCTCCCCGGAGCCCTCCTAGGCACCGCTCGCACCCGAGAACTGACTGCGCCGACGACGCCGACCTGATCCACGGCCAACCCGCCCCTCCCCGCCACGCGCGGGGAGGGGCGCCTTCGTCGTCTCTTCGCCGCTCCTCGGGTGGCTGGCCCGCAGTACCGTGGACTCACAATCTCCTGGCGGGGGTCCACATGAACAGCACAGCGTCCATCGGCGACCGCATCCGCGCTCTGCGCGAGCTGCGCGACATCACCCAAGAGCAGCTCGCCGCGCGAGCGGAGGTATCCGTCGACACAGTCCGGAAGCTGGAACAGAACACTCGGCAGTCCGCCCGCATCACCACCCTGCGCGCCCTCGCGCGCGCCCTCGACGTGCAACTCGAACGGCTCGTCGGACAGCCGACCGTCAGTCCGCAGCTCTCCGAGGACGGCGGTCTCCTCGCACTCCGCGACTCCGTCCAGGCGCTCGACGCCCTCCCTGGTGTCTCCTTCGACGCCGACGAGGACGCTCCCGCCGAACGGGCGTTTTCCGACGCCGTGGCCACCGCCACCCTCGCGTACTGGAAAGGGGAGTACGCGCAGCTCTCCAGCACGCTGCCGATGCTCCTGCGCGACGGGCGCGCAGCCGCGCGCGAGCACGGGACCGAGCTGGTGTGGTCCCGGCTCGCTCTCGCGTACCAGCTCGCCGCCAGCCTCTCGGTGCAGTCCGGTCACCCCGACTGGGCGTTCGCCGCAGTCGAGCGGCAGCTCGACGCCGCGCACCGCGCCTCCGATCCGCTTCTGGAAGGCATGGCCGTCTCCACGCTGTCCTGGGTGCTCCTGCGGCAGGGCCGCTGGGAGCAGGCCGCGACCGTCGCCGAGCGCAAGGCCGACGAACTGGAACCGAGCTTCCGGCGCGCGACCCCTTCGCAGTACGCCGTCTACGGCAACCTCCTCATCGCCGCCGCCACCCCGACCGCACGCCACGGAGACCAGGACATCGCCCAGCAGATGCTCACAGCGGCCGAAGCCGCCGCCGTCCGATCCGGGCCGGTCCGCGCATACGGCAGCGCCTTCTCTGTCACGGACGTGCGGACGCAGCGCGTCAACGTAGCGCTCACCGATCCGGACACGGGTGCCGCCTCCGCGCTCGCCCTGGCGGCAGGCGTAGACACGGCGGCGATCAGCCGCCCTGTGCACTCCGCGTCGTACCGCACGGACGTGGCGCAGGCGCAGCAGCAGACCGGCGATCACCAGGGCGCTCTCGCGACGCTCCTGGAGGTCGAACACGACCAGCCGGAGTGGATGCGCCTCCAGCCGTCAGCCCTCGCAACCGTGCGCGAGCTGCTCGAAGCGGAGCGGCGCCGGAACTCGGGCCTTCGAGGGCTCGCGTCGCGTCTGGGCGTTGACCTCACGTTGTAGGACAACGCGTCCTAGTCGGCTCATACTTACCTCGCAACCTGGTGTCCTTTGTCGCTGGGGAGTAACGCCGCGCGCACCTAGCGTGACGTGCACGATAGAGCGGCGCCGGGCGATCCCCGCCAGGCACCCGGCGCCGCCACCCGTGCACGAGGAGGCGACCCATGGACCCCATGCCACACCTCGGTATCCCCCGCGCCGAGGGGATGAAGTGGCTCGCGGAAACGGCGGGCAACCCCACTGCCGTCCTCCGCTTATGGGACCGAGGCGAAACCGCGGCCCTTGCGTCCGTGAGCACTTGGCGGGTGGTCGAGGCGCCGCTCTACCCGAGCATCGATGCGCTCCTCGCCATCCGCCCGACCGGTAACCTCGGCCCCGTCCTGGGGTCCTCGACCGACCGGCTCGCCTGGTGGCTCGTGGGGGCCGGAACCGCCACGCTGCTCGACGCGATCCCGGGGGCCGTCGTCCACCCTGCCGGGTGGACGCTGGACTGCCCCGCACCCGGTGTCGGCGCTGGCGGGCGAACCTGGCTGCATCCGCCCTACGGCACCGGCTTGCTCACCCCTGCGCGCCTGCTCTGCGCGGCGCTCCTGGACGCTCGGGTGATGGTGCGGTGAGTATCCACGTGGACGAAGACCTTCTCCCCGCCGTCGAGACGCTCACGGCCGAGCAGCGGCGCGGCGCCGCCTGCGTGTGGTGCGAGACCCCGCTCCAGCCCGGCATCGACGATGTCGACCTCGGCGCCCGCCACGCCACCGCGCACGCCCCCGCCTGGTTCCCGCGGGGATGCCGCCGCTGCTGCTACGGCAGGGACGACCGATGACCGCCAAGCTCGGCCGCACGATCGCCTGGTGCGCGTGGCACCGCGACCTCGCCGACGACGTCGCCCTCATCCAGCCCGCACCCGAACCCGCCACCGATCCCGGCGGTGCCCTCTACGCCTGCCAGCGCTGCCGCGAGACGTACCGCCTCACCCCCTGGGAGGACCGACCGTGAGAACCCGCACCTGCGAGCGCTGTGACCAACCGTTCGCGCCCGGCCAGGAGGTCGAGTCGATCGTCCGCGACGCGATCTCCGGAGCACGGCCGAACGCCTATGCGCACCGGATCTGCCCGCCGCGACACGAGCGGCTGCCGCGCGGCCTCCCGACCATCCCGGCCACCCCCGCCGTGGGTAGGGTTGCCGACGCCCCGCCCCGAGAAGAGGACCCGACCATGCGCCCCGAGCAGCTCCAGGACTACGCCCTCGACCTCGCGAAGAACACGCCCGGCGTCACCCGCGTGCAGACCCTCGCCGAGGCCGGAGACACGAAGCACCCCTACGGGCTCGCGGTCAGCCGCGGCAAGGAGGAGCGCTGGCAGTTCATCGGGCAGCTCGCCCCCGGCGAGAAATTCGACGCTCCGGCCGCGCCCGTCGAGGGCGCACCCGCCTCCGGCCCCGCACCGGCCGGGGACGCGGGCGCTGAGGAGTGGCTCGCCGGAATCCTTCTCGCCGCCGAGAACCCGCAGATCGCCTCCGTCACCCGCTGGTCCACCCGCGAGGGCGAGCGACCCGGGAACTACGGCCTCACCGTCGACTACCACAACGGCGCGCGCACCTTCATCCGCGCCCTCTGAGCTTCGCCGCACGGCCAGGGCCCGGCCGCGCGACGGGGAAACGCACCACCACAGGAATCCATCGACCTCTTCCAGGAGGACGCTATGCCTGTACGTGCCCGACGACGCGACTTCGACCCCGGCCGCTGCTACGGCACCTGCCCCGTCTGCGGCCAGATCGTAGGCTCCCAGACCGGCGAACCCACCACCATCCACCAGCCCCCGGGCGACCGCAGCACCTGCCCGGGCAGCAACCAGCCCGCCCTGTAGAAACACCTCCTGACTCCCCGCCCCACGCCCCGTCAAGGGCGGGGACGGAGCCCCGGCCGGAATCGGTCCCGGCCGGGGCTTCACCTCACGAGGTCCGCAAGCGGCCGACCGAGCGCGCGGGCGATGAGGAGCAGGTGGTCCAGGAGCGTGCTGTGGGTGCCGCCCTCGGTTCGCACGATCGTCTTCCGGTCGAGGCCGGTGCGCTCCGCGAGGGTCTCCTGCGTGATGGCCGCCTCCAGGCGGGCCGTGCGGATGCGGTCGCCGACGGCGCGGCGCTGGTCGAGGACCCAGGCGGGGGGCGGTTCTGGCGGCACACAGCCACGCTCAGCCGCCGGTCACAGCATGTCAGTACCATCGGTGGTACATCTGCCATCCGATCGGGTGACACCAAGGGCATATTCGTGCCGGGTGTGCAAGATCGTGTGACGGTCGTACCGGAAGCTCGCCCGCTGTGCGTCGGTCGCGCGCGGGCGGGGATGGCGTCGCGGTGTACACGCGTCCGCCGAAAGGCGCCATCTTGCGCTCTGCTTCGGTCGGAGCGAACCGCCCCACCCCGGGCTTGGGGTGGGGCGGTCTACGTTTGTCGCCAGGCCCCTCGCCGAGTCTCGCGGCGAGGGGCCGGCGCCTGCGGGTCGGGCCTCCCCGCCCGGGTCCGCAGGACGATGACGAGCACGCGTCTGGCGCGCGAGGGGAGCCGCGCCAGCCCTCGTCGGTGCTCACTCTATGCGTTCGGTTGCTGGGGTCCAGTCCCCCGAACGGGTGAGCACGCGAGCAAGATCACTGGGGATTGTGGACTCTATGTGGACTCTGGGCCCGAAAGAGCCCCCTTCGCACGCGAC